GCCTGATGCGGAAAACACAACCATTTCTGATCGGCTCTCCGCAAGATGCCGGGTTAATACCCGACATCAGGCCGGATGCGGCAAACAAGGTGGTGAAACACCAAGGTCGACCAACGCTCAGAAGAGCCCTGACCTCCCTAGGACCTCACCAGCTTGTGAGCCTCTTCCAATATGTTGGAGAGACCCGCCACACCCCCTACCTCAAGCTTAAGGTAGGAACCCTCGATAAAGGTAAGTTGGAAATTCTGCTCGATGCCTATACCAGCGCCTACGGGTCCAAGCGATACTTCAGCAAGAGGGAGAAACTCTCACTTCATTACACCGCCCGGCTAGGTAGCTGGCTGAACCGAATCCTCTCCGAGCGGGGGTACTTCAAGGTCTGGGCGCACGAGGTCAGGGAGAAATCCCTGAACCTCGCCCTCCCAGACCACTGGAGGTCCCGCTTATTCTATGCCTCGACCCTAGCAAGAGCTTGGGACGAGGGGGTGACGGAGAGAGAGAAGGAACAAGCGATATTCCGCACACGAGACATCTGGATGTCCCGTGCACCGGTCTCACCGGCCTTGATCGATGTGGTCACCGCGGTACTCCGTCCGCAGCTCCCTGACGCCGACCCCTCAGGGGTGACGGAGGTCGTCCTAGACTGTAAAGGTTGTCTGGACGCCACAATCGAAGAAGGTGGCGTGACGACGGGAATGAAGCAAATCGTAGAGAACTTCTGCGACCTCCTGGGGGTGACGCCCCAGGAGTATAACGCATTCAATCCCCTTAGCGATTACTCTGTCATCGAGATGGCGGCAAATACATTAGATTTCCCGACACCCCTCGAACCCGTCGTCATATCCGAAATAGGCAACAAGATCAGGGTAGTCACGAAGCATCCGGCGGGAGAGTTAATCTTCAACCGCCACGTAACCAATAAGTGGGTAAAGATCCTCTTCCAGCACCCCTGTGTCCGAAAACTCAGGGACGAGGTCCCATTCTCCCTGCGGAGGGAGAAGGGGAGGGAGGACTCGTTGGTGTTCAGCGCTGACCTTAGTCAGGCGACCGACTATATCCCACACGAACTGGCCCAGGCGGTATGCAGAACGTGGTGTGAAAGATATTGGCCTAACCATTGGACGAACGAACAGATCGTTAGCTCAATGGGGCCGCACTTCCTCCTACTCCCTACCGACGGACCAGAAGCTCGACATGACTACCGGCTAGAAACGCGCAAGACGACGCGCGGAATCCATATGGGGCTCGGGTCGACGTGGACAGTGTTGAACTTAATCAACATCGCCGCCGCGACCCTCGCCGGCGCCCCGCAACATAGTTACAGGGTATGCGGCGACGACCTCATAGGATTTTGGCAACCGAGTACGATCATGCGGTACAAGTACATCATGAAAGAACTCGGCCTAGTCGTAAACGAGAAGAAGAGTTTCACGGCCCCCCACGCGGGAGTCTTCTGCGAAAGACTCGCTATCGTGGAGGAAGGTGGTAGGACGGTATCCGTCCTCCCGCCCCGTAAGCTCTCTACTCGCCACGCTAGTCGGTACCTCTTCGGATTCAAAGAATCCCTGATCGGTCAGCTCCGCGAACTGACCAGAGATCACCACCTCTGGCGTTCCTTCCCTGCTCCCCGACTACCAATGGAGTACGGGGGGGGGTGCGGAGCGAAGCCGACCCGAAGTACCATTAGGAAGGCCCTGCGAAGGGGTCCTCGCCCACTGAGCCGGCGGACTTTCCACCGCCCGGAAGCAGAGCTCTACAAAGAGATCTCTGCAACCGCGACCCGGAAGCCACAGGCACCCGACGACTACCCCCTCTCCCATGTCACGCCCTGGGTCCTCCGAGGCTTGGGCAGAGCCCAAACCTACGACGCCATTCTAGGTAAGGTCGCTAAGCTTACCCGGAACAGCATCCTGGGACCGGTGCGCATGGTAACGCCTTCCGACTACCGTCGACGGGCAACGCGCCCCCCCTCCCGGAACCTCACTAAGGAGGAACGGAGAAAACTCCGCTACCAACCTTGGAGGGCCCTAGAGAGGGAGGAGCGTTACCTACCAAAAACGGTTGTCCTGAACTTCTTCAGCCAACTTCCAACCGAATACGCCTCCGATGGCACCATCATCGAATGGCATACTCTACTCGAG